CGAGCCTCAGCCCCAGCTCGGCCGCCCCGAGATGCCGCCGCATCTCGGCGCCATCGCCCAGGACGAATGGCAATCGATCGTGCCGCAGCTCGAGCTGCTGGGCGTGCTCACGCGCATCGACGGCAAAGCGCTCGCGGCCTACTGCCATTGTTACGAGCGCTGGATCGAGGCCGAAAAAGAAATCGCCGCACGCGGTCTGATCATCGAGGAAAACGTCTTCTCGCATCGCCAGGGGAAAAAGGGGCCTGTGACCGTTCTCGTCGGCACCAGGTACAAGCGCAACCCCGCCGTCAGCATCGCCAACGAAGCACTGAAGCTCATGCGCGCGTTTCTGATCGAATTCGGAATGACGCCGGCGGCGCGCACCCGCGTCCGCATCGAGAAACCGAAGGAAGCCGACCCGCTCGAGGATTTCCTCTCCGCCAAAGCGGCCGCGCACCCGACTCAGTAGCCCATGTCAAATAAACTTGACAGTGCCCGTGCGGCCAGCCCTCCGGCCGAGAAATACGCCGGCGACGTCGCCGCCGGCCGCATCGTCGCCAGTAAGTGGGTTCGCCTCGCCTGCGAACGCCACCTCCGCGATCTCCGCACCGGCCGCGATCGCGGCCTGGTCTTCGATCGCGCCGCGGCGCAGCACGCGCTCGATTTCTTCGGTTTCCTCCGCCACAGCAAGGGCGAATGGTCCGGCAGTCAATTCGCGCTAGAACCCTGGCAGCAGTTCATCGTCTGGTCGCTCTTCGGATGGAAGCGCGCGGCCACCGGCCTGCGCCGGTTCCGCGTCGCCCACGTCGAGGTCGCGCGCAAAAACGGCAAATCCACGCTATGCGCCGGCATCGGCCTCTATTTGTTTTTCGCGGATGGTGAGCCTGGCGCAGAGGTCTATTGCGCCGCCACGAAGAAAGACCAGGCCAAGATCGTCTATGAGGAAGCCGTCCGCATGCGCAGCGCCTCGCCGGCGCTCGCCAAGCGCATCGCAAAATTCCGCGACAATATGAACGTCCCCGGCACGGCCAGCAAGTTCGAGCCGCTGGGCTCCGACGAAGACACCCTCGACGGACTCAACATCCACGGCGCCATCGTCGACGAGCTCCATGCCCACAAAAATCGCCTGCTCTGGGACGTCCTCGATACGGCCACCGGCGCCCGCCGCCAGGCGTTGATCTTCGCCATCACTACCGCCGGGTTCAATCGCGAATCGATCTGCTGGTCCCAACACGAGTACGGCGAGAAAGTGCTCGAGGGCATCGTCGAGGACGACACGTTTTTTCCCTTCATCGCCGCGCTCGATCCCGGTGATGACTGGCAGGATGAAAAGAACTGGCCGAAGGCTAATCCGAATCTCGGCGTCAGCGTCAAGCTCGACGACCTCCGCCGCCTGGCGCACAAGGCCTCGCAGGATCCCTCCGCGCTAAATTCATTTCTGCGACTACGCCTGAATGTCTGGACCAGCTCCGAAACCGCCGCGATCAAGGCCGAAGACTGGCGTGCCTGCTCCGGTGTCGCGGGCGCCGATCTCGCCGGGCGTCTCTGCTACGTCGCGATCGACCTCAGCTCCACTGAAGACGTCGCCGCGATGGTGAAGCTATTTCCGCCGGATGACGAAGAGGAGCCGTACCAGGTCCTCTGCAATTTCTGGGTTCCCGCGGAAAACGTCGAACGCAAAATCGCCGAGCACCGCGTGCCGTACGATGTCTGGATCCGCCAGGGATACCTGCAAACCACCGAGGGCAACGTCATCGACTATGACGTCATCCAGGAGCAGCTCCTGGCCGATTGCGAACGCTACCAGGTTCGCGAGATCGCCTTCGATCCCTGGAACGCCACGCAATTCGCAAACAATCTGCAGAAGGCCGGCATCGATCCCGAGATCCTCGTGAAGTTCCCGCAAACGATCTCGATGTTTGCGGAGCCCACCAAGCGCCTGCTCGGGCAGCTCATTCCGTCTCGCCGGCTGAACCATTTCGCCAATCCAGTGCTGGCCTGGATGGCGCTCAATCTCCTGGTTAAGGAAGACAACAATGGGAACAGGCGGCCGGTCCGCGGATCCGCACGCGGCAAGGTCGACGGCATGGTCGCGCTGATCATGGCGCTCGGCCGCGCTATCGCCAGCCCTGAGCCGGGCGGCTCGGTCTATGAAACCCGCGGGGTCCTCGTCCTGTGATCCAGATCCTGTCGGCCGCGAGCGAGACGACCCTGCATATGCATTTCGGACGCCACCAGGACCTTTCGCGCTGTGATAAATGCAGCGCAGCGCTGCTCATCACCAGCCGCGGCAGCCTCGGCTGCCCTCACTGCGAGGATGACACGCAGCTTCTGGTCGGTTCGACCCTCGCCGGGGCCCTCCGCAAATGCTGAAAACTGGAACCGGTTCATCCGGTGCCCGTACGGCCGGCACCCGGCTGCCGTATCCCTGGGATTTCTTCATCGTCGACGATCTCGTCATGGAGCGTATCGCCCGCGCACGTCGATTCTGGTCTGCCGCCGGACGCGAAGAGCGTCACGAGAAAAATCAACGCATCGCCATATCGCTCAGATGAGTCCTGCCCCCCACACCGAGGCGCTGGCCACCCCTGAATTTACCAGCGCCTCGGCTGCCTTCTCCGCCGGCGTGAGCTGGCGTGACATCGGCTTGCAACGCGAAGCCGAAGCAAGCCAATACCTGCTCCGCGCCCGTGAACGCCGCAGTTCGCTCGAAAATCCTCAAAGCCCGCTTTCGTTCCCGGCCGAGTGGCTGCTCGATATCTTCAATGGCGGCCGCACCGACTCCGGAATCCGCGTCAGCGAGCTCACCGCGCTGCAGGTGGCCACAGTATTCGCCTGCGTGAACCTGATCAGCTCCACGATCGGAGCGCTGCCGCTGCAGGTTTTCGAGCGCCTCATCACCGGCGAGCAAAAGCGCCTGGGCAAGCGCGTCGCCGTCGATCACGACCTGCACGATGTTCTGCACGACGAGCCGAATCCGGAGATGACCTCGATCACCTTCCGTCGGACGCTGCAGCTGCACATGCTGCTGTGGGGGAATGGTTATGCCGAGGTCCAGCGCGACGGGGCCAATCGCATCGTGGCGCTCTGGCCGCGCAATCCTGCGCGCTGCCGGCCGTACCGCACCGCCAAAGGACTCCTGGTTTATCGCACAACCGAAGGCATTCACGAGCTCGTCGCCAATCCCGAGGATCCTGACGTTTCGATGACGAACGACCAGCCCGAGCGAACAATCTTTGCCGAAGACATGGTGCATATGCCCGGCCTCACGCTTGACGGCCGTCTCGGCAGCTCCACCATCTGGCTATCCCGCCAGGTCGTCGGTCTGGCACTGGCTGCGGAAAAATACGGATCGAAGTTTTTCGCCAACGGCGCCAGGCCCGGCGGCGTGCTTCAGGTTCCGAATGCGCTCAAGGACGTCGCCCGCGAGCAGCTCAAGCGGTCCTGGGCCGAAGCACAGAGCGGCGAAAATATGCACCGAGTCGCCGTGCTCGAGCAGGGCGTGCAGTGGAAAGAGACTGGCGGGAAAAACAACGAAGCGCAATTCCTCGAGACGCGCCAGTTCCAGAAATCCGAGATCTGCTCGATCTTCGCAGTTCCGCCGCACATGATCGGCGAAACCGACAAAACCAATCGGGCAAACACCGAACAGATCGGCGTTGAATTCGTGAACTACACGCTCGCGCCCTGGCTCGAGTCCTGGCAGCAGGAGCTCAAGCGCAAGCTCTTTCCGAAGGTCGGCCGCAATGCCAGCAGGTTTTTCGCGCAGTTCGATACGCGCGGCCTGAAGATGCCCGATGCCAACAGCCGAAAAGAGTTCTACGCAGCCGGCCGTCAGTGGACGTTCCTGTCGCCCAACGACATTCGCGACATCGAGCACCTGAATCAGATCGACGAACCCTGGGCAGATGAGTACCTCGTTCCGATCAGTATGGGCACCGCCGGTGCTCCGCCGCCGGCCCAGCCAAATCCCCAGCAGGAGCCAAAACCATGAAGCGCGAGTACCGGGTCAATCGCCAGGCCGCCCTCCGCAAAAAGAAAGACGGCAACGGCATCGAAGGCCACGCCGCGGTGTTCAATCAGCTCTCTGTCGATCTGGGCGGATACCGCGAGCGGATCATGCCCGGGGCTTTTACGCGCCATTTGGGCACAAATCCCGACGTTCGGGCCTTGTTTAACCACGATCCCAACATCGTTCTCGGCCGCACCAGGTCGAAAACTTTGCGCCTGAAAGAGGACGACCAGGGTCTGCAATTCGACGTCGACCCGCCCGACACACAGGCCGCGCGCGACGTCATGACCTCGATCGACCGCGGCGACGTCGATCAGTGCTCATTTGGCTTCTATGTACGCAGCCAGAAATGGTCCGAAGAGCCGGATCCCGAGGATACGGCCGGCAAACGCAAGATGATCGTGCGCGAGATCCACGATGCCGAGGTCTTTGATGTTTCTCCGGTGACGTTTCCGGCCTACGAGGGAACCGACTGCAACACGCGATCGCTTTTCCCGGACGGGATCCCCGAGGAGGTTTCCTCGCACGTTCCCGAGCTGCGCGACGCCAAAACGAAAAAGGTCGACGGCGCCGATCTGCCCGCGAGCTCCTTCGCCTATGTCGGCGAC